ATATCTGAAAACAAGACTTGGGGCAGAGAGATTGAGAAAATGGAAAAGGAACAAATGAGTGTAATTGATTCTGTTACAGGTGGGGATGGAGGTATACAGCATTATAAGATAGAGGGATATCCATATCCTGAGTATAGCAGGAAGAGGACATTGCTTATAGCAAGAGAGAGTCAGTTACAAAAGTATGAAATAAAATTATTAAAGATAACAAATGAAGTTGAGGAATTTATAGAAAAAATTGAAAATAGCAGAATAAGAAGAATGATTGAGTATAGATTTCTTGATGATTTAACCTGGATTCAGGTGGCACAGAGAATGGGAAAACATCACACAGAAGAAAGTTGCAGAAAAGCTATAGAGAGATTTTTAAAAGAAATTTGAAGTTTGTCCGATTTGTCCGCTTTTTCTGTGTTAATATATAAACTGGAACAAACAAAGAGAAATGTTGAACCACGGACTAGCATATAGTACGAATAAATTTTCTCAGATAGAGTCAGTAAGAACTGACAATATTACTCCGAATATGAGAACTATCCACCTCTAAAAGGTACTGGCATTAAGTTGTCAGTACCTTTTATTGTGCTTAAGTAAGAGAAAATAAAAAATGTTAATAAATGTTAATAGAAAGGGGGTACATAAGAAATGAAACCAAAGCAGATAAAGTGCCTGGAATTAATGGTTCAGGGCGAATTAACAGACAAAGAAATTGCAGAGGCAATTAACATTTCTCCTAAAACGATATGTGACTGGAAGAAAAATAACGAAGAATTCCGCAACGAATACAACAGAATGATGCGCTCAAGCTTGCAATATGCTGCCCCTAAAGCGTTTAGAAAGCAGGAAAAATTACTAAATTCAAAAAATGAGATGGTTGCATATCTTGCGGCAAAGGATCTAATGGATAGAGCAGGACTTAATCCTATTGAGAGAATAGAAGCAAATGTAAATGACACAGCTAAAAATGAACTCGCAGAGCTATTAGCACAGCGTAAAGCAAGGGGTGAGCCAGATGCTTCTAAGTGATAAGTACTGGGATTACATAGACACACCAGCAAGAGCAGAGTTCTTAGAGGGTTCAACTGCATCCGGAAAGACAACAACAGTAGCTGTTAAGTTCATTATGAATGTAGCTGAATCAGATATGAAGTTGCACGTTATAGCAGGTAATACAACAGGTGTTATTGAGAAGAATATAATAAATGCTGATATGGGATTGTTACAGATATTCCCCAATCTGGAATACTGTGGTAATGGCGATAAAGAAAATAAACTTCCGCACATTAAATTCAAAACTGGCAGCAGTACTAAGATAATATATATTCTTGGCTATGATAATGCCAGTAAATGGAAGAATGCCTTGGGTTCACAGTTTGGATGTGTGTGGGTAGATGAGTGCAATACAGCTAACATAGACTTCATACGAGAGATATTCGGACGTTCTGAATACTTTGTAGGTACGCTTAACCCGGATGCGCCTACACTTCCTATATATTCAGAATACATCAATCATGCAAGGCCTATAGATAAGTACAGGGCAGATGTGCCGGAAGAAATATGGAAGGACCTTAACGGTTGTGAGCCTATTAAAGGCTGGGTGTACTGGTTCTTTAATATGACAGACAATATATCTATGACACCAGAGAAGATAGAACAGAAAAAAATGAGCTATCCTCCTGGCACTAAGATATATAAAAACAAGATATTAGGATTACGAGGCAAGGCTACCGGTCTTGTCTTTTCTAATTTCTGCAATAGGCATATCATTACTAGAGATCAGGCAAAGTCATACATCAGACGTGAGGTTGATGAAATGCAGGGCGAATATTTCATAATATTCACCAGCGGACTTGATACAGCTTATTCAACCAAGAGCCCGGATACGATTGCTATGTCCTTTATGGGAATAACAAACAAGGGCAAGCTGATAGTGCTGGATGAAAAGGTGTATAACAATGCAGAACTTGATATACCAATAGCTCCGTCTGATACGGTAAGGAATTACATTGACTTCCTGGAGCGTAACAGAAAAGAATGGGGTGGAATGTCAAAAAATGTGTTTATAGATAACGCTGATCAGGCAACGATAACAGAGTTTGCCAAGTACAAGAGAGAACACATTGACTGCCAGTATATATTTAATAATGCGTATAAGAAAGTAACCATAATAGATAGAATTAACTTACAGCTTGGCTGGATGTCCTTTAATGACGAAAAGGGCAGAGAGCCAAGCTTTTATATTGTCGATACTTGCACGAATTACAAGACAGAGTTAGAAACGTATTCGTGGCTTGAAGATAAGGACTGTGAGCCTGAGGATGGCAATGACCATATGGTAAACAGCGTACAGTATGGCTGGATTCCTTATCGAAGCAGGATAGGTATAGAGAATAAGAAATAATTCCAGATAGGAGAGTGAGAGAGGTGAACATATTTACAAGTATGGCAGAGAAGATAAAAACAGGAATAAGAACGTGGCTGCACATCCAGCCGGCTGTTAATGGATCCATAAGCATACAGGAAACTCTTGATTACGAGGGAAATGCCATAAAGAACAAGATATGGTACAGAGGTGAGAGTGAAGAATTGTCACAGCTATACAGCCAGATAGATGGTGACAAGACAAGGTTCTGGTCTGCATCCTGTACAATAGGTATGGAGATAAGAAAGATACACGTAGGTCTCCCTGCTATGTTATGCGATATGCTGGCCAGTATAGTAACAGATGATATGAATTTAATAGATGCTGGCAGCAGGCAGACAGAATGGGATAAGATAGCAGAGGAAAATGATTTCATTGAGCTTGTTAAGCAGGCAATAACAGAAACACTTTATATCGGTGATGGAGCATTCAAGATATCGTTCGATACGAACCTTAGCAAGTATCCTATATTGGAATTCTACTCTGGTGATAAGACAGAGATTATCAAGGACAGGGGAAGAGTTAAGGAGATAGTGTTTAAGACTGTGTATAACGTGCAGAGACAGGAATATGTATTACTTGAACATTATGGCATAGGCTACATACATTATGAGCTTACAAGAGGCGGCAGGGAATATGATTTAAGTGTTATACCGGAGCTGGCACATCTTAGTGATGTTACCTGGAATGACAAGTTTATAATGGCTGTTCCTCTTCTGTTTTATAAGTCAGCCAAGTATAAAGGACGAGGCAAGAGCATATTTGATGCAAAGATAGATAACTTTGATGCGCTGGATGAAGCATGGTCACAATGGATGGATGCCTTAAGGAGGAATAGAACAAAGGAATATATACCGGAGAATATGTTACCAAGGAATCCCCTGGATGGAAAAGTGCTAAAGCCTAATGCTTTTGATAATGCTTATATAAAAACAGATGGCAGCATGGCAGAAGGTACAGTTAATAAGATAGAGCTTGTACAGGGCAATATCCCACACGAAAGCTATCTTGCAACATATATCACAGCGTTGGATCTTTGTTTACAGGGGATTATGAGCCCATCAACATTAGGCATAGATGTTAAGAAACTGGATAATGCGGATGCACAGAGGGAGAAAGAGAAAGCAACGCTTTACAGCAGAAATAACATTGTAGAGCGGCTTCAGAAGGTTCTTCCAAAGCTTGTTACAGCAACATTTAATGCCATAGACACGCTTAATAAGACAGCTATTAAGGATATAGATATTGATGTGACATTTGGCGAATATGCTAACCCATCTTTTGAAAGCCAGGTAGAAACAGTCAGCAAGGCAAAGCAGGGCGGTATTATGAGCATAGAGGCATCTGTTGATGAGCTGTATGGAGATACTAAGGATGACGAATGGAAGCAGGAAGAGATAGCAAGGCTTAAGGCTGAGCAGGGTATATCTGATATGGAAGAGCCGGCACTTAATATGCAGGCAGATGGCTTTACAGTTGATGGTGCTGATAATAGTTTTACAGGCTTTGATAACAAGTGAGGTAGCTTATGGCACTTAATACAGAATATGACATAGAGAAAGCTTTTAGAGCCATAGAAGATGAGCTGATAGCTTCAATGATACGGAATCTTGACAGACACAGAGCGGAAGAAGATGAACTTGGATTCAACTGGACACAATGGCAGGTAGAACAGCTTAAAGCCTTAGAAAAATATAAAGCAGATAACAAGACACGTTTTGCGGGCAGATTTAGTGATATAAACAGTTCAATTGATGCAATGATATTTACAGCAAGGCAGACAGGCGGCACAGAGCAGGAACAGAAGATATTAAGAGCATTGAAAAAGGGATTAAAAGCATCCAAGGTGTCACAAGGCACTGAGGGTGCTTTTTTCAAGCTTAACACAAGAAAGCTTAATGCCCTGATTAAAGCTACGAAGTCAGATTTTAACAGGGCGGAAAAAGCAATGCTTAGAATGTCGGAAGATAAATACCGGCAGATAATATTCAATGCTCAGGTGTATGCGAATACGGGTGCAGGAACATATGAGAAGGCAGTTGATATGGCTACAAAGGATTTTCTTAAAGCTGGTATTAATTGTATTGAATATGCGAATGGCAGCAGGCACACAGTAAAAGATTATGCTAAGATGGCTATTCAGACAGCTAACAAGCGTGCATATCTAACCGGAGAGGGTGAAATGAGACAGTCGTGGGGAATTAGCACTGTTATTATGAATAAGCGTGCTAATGCCTGTCCTAAGTGCCTTCCATTTGTTGGGAAGGTGCTTATAGATGATGTATGGAGTGGAGGTAAGGCATCTGATGGTCCTTATCCGCTTATGTCATCTGCTATGGCAGCAGGGCTTTATCATCCAAACTGTAAGGATATACATACAACATACTTCCCAGAGCTTGACGAAGAGCCGGATAGCAAGTTTACCAAGAAAGAACTGGAAAAGGTCAAAGAAGATTACAGACAGGACCAGAAACAGCAATATGCTGGCAGAATGGTTGAACAGTTTGACAGGTTGGCTAAGTACTCATTAGATAAGGACAACCGTAAGATGTATGCGGCTAGAAAGGAACAGTGGGAAAATGAAGTATTAAAACAGAAAAATAGAGGCAAAAAGGTTATAATAACGGAGCAGGCAATAGATAAAGTAAATGAAATTAATCCTAAGGGCTTTACTTCTGATAATAATAAATTTATAAAAGAGGTACATAAGGACTTACTTAAAGTTGCGAGAGATGAAAATAACAGTAATGAAGTTGCATGTGTAGTAGATTTAATAACAAATAAAAAAACTAAATTTATAAAAGGTGGAAGGCATGAGGTAGATGTATATTCTGATTCAGATATGTTTCATTTATTGCATTCGGCAAAAGATAAGTCTTTGGTATTATGTCACAACCATCCTGGATTAACAGATTTTTCAGCAAATGATATTGGAGTATTTATGAGACACGACACAATAAAAACTATGACCATTGTGACAAATCAAGGAGATGTACGATATATTTCAAAAGGAGAACATTTTGATTATAATGGAGCGGTTGAATTGATGAGAGAGTGTCAGGAAAAATATAGTGATAATATTAATAAGTGTATTGATTTGTTTTTAAAAAAATGCTATTCTGTTGGCATACAGAGAGGGTAATATTGAGGCAGGAGGTGTTTCAATGGATGGTATATTAGATGGAAAACCGGGAATGACAATTGATGAATTGATTGCATTATTGGAAAAAGGACCAATAAAGGCAGAAAGCAATAATGAAGATAAAGCAGAAATAAAAGAAAACAAGTAACAGCCACCAGTCGAAATATTGGTGGTATTTTTATACCCAATTTTAAGAAAGTGAGGACAAGACAGTATGAAAAAACTATTTATTAGCCAGCCTATGGCAGGTAAAACAGACGAGGAAATAAAAGAAACAAGGAAAAAGGCAATAGAATATGCAGAGCTGCTATTAGGTGAGAAAGTAGAAGTTATAGAGTCTTTTTTTGAAGGAGCACCAGCAGAAGCTAAGCCATTGTGGTTTTTAGGAAAATCAATAGAACTTCTATCACAGGCGGATGTTGTATATTTTGTTAAAGGCTGGGATAAGGCTAGAGGCTGTAAAATAGAACATCAGTGTGCAGTAGCATATGATATTAAGAGAATTGAAGATTAGATTGAATAAACAGCTATAGAGCTGTTATTTTTATACCCAAGTTGCACCGGTGCAACAGAAAGGACAGTATATGAAAGATACAATAAAAGAGATTACCAAACAGGTAATTAAGAATATAGCATATCCAATAGGACTACTCACAGGAATATGTATTACAATAGCAGTAATTAGATTATTCCTGTAAGCCAGTTTAGGATTAAAGTAGCAATAACAGTAGTAAGAACACCTACAAGAAAACCACTAACAAACTGACTAAAGAAGTTTACAATAAATTTATGCTGTTCTTCGGTATGTTGGCGTACATATTCACGCCCAGAATCAGTAATACTAAAACAATCTATAGGTTCACCATAATTGTTACAATGTTGGCAAATTAAATTGCGTTTAATCAGAGAATCTATTGTTACAATGTTGTTGGTATATCGTGATAATTCTGAACTTCTAAGAGAAGAGTTTATCATTATTTTTAATATTTTAAATGTTACATCTTTCATAATCAATCACCTCTGTAATTGATTATATAGTATAGAATAATATAACACAATGACAAATAAGCACGCATAGCAATACGCTGTGGGTGCTATTTTTATGCCCAAAACTTAATGGCAATAAACTTTAGGAAAATGCCGACGGGCGGTAAACGGAAGAAAGGAGATAGAGTGATGAGAAAGACATTACCTATGAATTTACAGTTCTTCGCTGAGGGCGGAGATGGTAACGGCGACCAGAACGCTGGAAGTAACAATAATGGACAGGCAGGACAGCAGGGTGGTCAGAATAATCAGCAGGCGGCTGGAATTGACTATGACAAAATACAGAGCATGTTAGACACCGCAACTGCCAAGAAAGAAAATGCTGTGCTTAAAAGCTATTTCCAGCAGCAGGGACTATCCGAGGAGGAAGTAAGCCAGGCTATTGCAACATTTAAGCAGAATAAACAGCAGCAGGTAGAACAGCAGCAGAACGCTAATGCTAATCTTCAGAATGAAGTAACAACAGCGCAGAAAGATGCTGAACAGGCTCGTATAGAGCTTGCGGCTACACAGGTAGCAATGACACTTGGTATTAATGCCAAGACACTTCCATATGTGCTTAAGATGGCTGATTTCAGCAAGGCAAAGGGCACAGATGGAAAGATATCAGAGGACAATGTTAAAGCTGCACTTGAACAGGTTCTAAAGGATGTACCTGCACTTAAGCCAAGCACAGAGAACAATGAGGGATTCCAGATTGGCGCAGGGCAGCAGACTAATGGCCAGCAGTCTTCTGCAGGTAACAATGTAAACGTTCCTACAAAGAGATGGAACAGATTCAATTAAGAAAGGTTAAAAAGGTAAAATAATATGCCAAATTTAAATTATGCAGAACAGTGGAGTCCTGAATTATTAGCAATTCTTATTCAGGGCACACTTACATCACCATTTATCACAAACAATGTCAGATGGTTAGATGCCAAGACCTTCCATTTTACACAGATGAGTGTAAGTGGTTATAAGAACCATAAGAGATCAGGTGGATGGAACACAGGAGAATATAACCAGAAAGATGTTCCTTACACAGTAACACATGACAGAGATGTACAGTTTATGGTTGATAAGGCAGATGTTGATGAAACAAATCAGACAGCATCTATTCAGAATATTTCACACATATTTGAACAGACACAGGTAGTACCAGAGACAGATGCATTATTTTTCAGCAAGGTAGCACAGGCTGCACAGAAGACAGAATTATATCATACTGAAACAGCTTCCACAGAATATACATCAGAGAATGTATTTGCTAAGCTTAAGCATATTCTGGCAGCAGGCAAGCTTAGAAGATATAAGGCAAATGGAAGTCTCATTATGTATGTATCTTCTGACATTATGGATAAGCTTGAGGTATCAAAGGAATTTACACGTAAGATTGAAATGACACAGATTGCAGAAGGTGGTCTTGGCATTGAAACACGTGTAACTGATATTGATGGTGTGACACTTATGGAAGTTGTGGATGATGAAAGATTCTATGACAGATTCGATTGGGATGTTGCAGAGGGCGGCTTTGCTCCGCTTAAGTCAAAGTATACCATAACAACTGATACAGATGTGGTAGAAGCAAAGACATACTACACTAAGAGCGACAGCACTTATACAGTTGTGGCAAAGCCTACAAAGACTAATATAGCCACATATTATGAAAAGACTGTTCAGGGTTCACGCAAGATTAATGTACTTGTTGCATGTGGACAGACCTGTAAGACAGTACCTAAGATTTCATCTATTTATTTCTTCGCACCAGGAGCACATACAGAAGGAGACGGATATCTTTATCAGAATCGTCAGTTAAGTGATACATTTGTATTCCCTAATGGCAAGGATGGTAAGGTTGATTCTGTATTCGTTGATGTAGATCCTGCAGAAGAGATTGCAGAGTGAGCCTATGGTATATGCAAGTAAAGAGCAATATCTAAGCGAACATAATACTATTCCAGAAGAACAGATTGAGAAGAGATTAAAACAGGCGAGCCGACACATTGACTCGCTTACTTTTAATCGTATAACTTCAAGAGGCTTTGATAATCTGACAGAGTTCCAGCAGGCAATAATAATTGATGTATGCTGTGATATGGCTGATTTTGAGTATGAGAACGAGGATATGATTAATTGCGTTCTACAGAATTATGCTATTAATGGTGTGTCTATGCAGTTTGGCAGCAGTTGGAATGTGCTTGTACAGAATGGCATTGCTGTAAAGCGTGATACATACCGGGTGCTATGTCAGACAGGCTTCTGTTGTTTAAGTCTGGGGGTGTGAGCATGAAATATCCTTGTTTAGTATTAAAGCAGTTCTGTAAAACAGAAGTACATATTGAGATAGAGCAGGAAGGCAGAAATGTCTATGGAGAGCCTCTTGAACCTGTTATATGGGATGGCTTATGCAACTATCAGGATAGTGGAAAGACAGTATTAACGGCAGAAAAGGTTCTTATACAACTTGAAGGCTGTGCTTTGATACCTGGAGATATTGCACCAGAGATGTCTCTTATAACCCAAGGAGATATAATTGTATCAGGTGAAAAAAGGCATATATATAAAGGCACAAAATGCCGCAATCCTGATGGAACAGTTAATTATACAAGATTGGACGTGATGTAATGGCGAAGAATGTTAAGTCAACAGTTAAGCTTAATATGCCTATGGTAAGGAAGCTTACGGCAGCAGCACAGGTGTCATTAGTACAGACAGCAGAAGCAATACATACGAATGTAGTTCAAAGTCAGGTAATGCCTAGAGATACAGGTACACTGCAAAATGAAAGCACATTTGTATATACACAGGATATAGCCAATGGCAAGGTAGAGCTTATATCAAGCACGCCATATGTAAGAAGGTTATATTATCATCCTGAATATAACTTCCATCAATCACCTTGGGTAGATGATAAAGGTAAAAGACACGAAGGAAATGCAAATGCCAAGGGCAGGTGGCTCGATGATTATCTTAAAGGTGGTAAGAAAAGAAATTTTGCTCCCGATACGTTTGCTAAGTTATACAAGAAGAATGCGGGGTTATGATGTTAGGAATAGGTGATGTAAGAGATTATATAGCAGGTCTTGGCATTGCAGACAATGATAATGTATATTGCGGCAAGCTTGACAATAAAAAAGATAAGAGCATAGGAGTATATAATCTTAACAGACAAAGACCACCACAGACTGCTGTAGGAGGCTTAAATAACAGCTCTTATCGTATTAAGTCTATAAGTATATTAGTTCATTGGAATACAAGTGTCAGAGACACCGAGAAGGCAGCAGAACAGCTCTATAATATGCTTAGAGACACCAACAATAAAATAATCAATGATACAAAGCTGCTATTCACTAAAATGCAGGTTGATGGACCTGTGGATGTAGGGACAGATGATAAAGGTATCTTTGAGAGTGTAATAGAATTAGATATTTATTATGAAAGGTAGGTAAAGGTATGGCACAGAATACTAAATTAGCTGGATATAATGCAGGGGCAACACCTCTTACTGGTGTAAATCCAGTGCATACAATTCAGTTTGGTGTGTGTATAACAGGAAGAAAGAGCACAGATACACCGGAAACAGTAGAAACAAAGGTTGTAAAAGATGCAGAGAGCTTAAGCATATCCGTGGATGGAACTATTGAGGAATGGAATCCAATGGATCAGGCAGGCTGGACAAGAAGACTTACAACAGGTAAATCATTGGGTATGACTATGGGTGGTAAGCGTAATTATGGTGATGAAGGTAATGATTATATCGCAAGCCTGGCTTTAAAGACAGGACAGGAATGTAATACCTGGGTTTCAATTATTTTCCCAAACCTTGACCAGCTTCTTATCCCAGCAGTTATAAATGTAACTTCCCTTGGAGGAGACTCAACAAGCATTGATGCACTTGAATGGGAAGCACAGTCAGATGGAAAACCAACATACATTCCATATACAGAATAAAAAAGAAAGAGAGAATTTGAATAATGGCAAAGACAGATTTTAAAGTAATAGACATATCAATGAAGATTACAAACCAGTTACCTATGGTTCGTATTACTGATGACTTAGTGGTAACTGTGAATAACAGAAAGAACACAATTCTTAATGTACAGGCTATGGCTGCTGAGGCTGAAAAGAAGAAAGATAGTGACAACGGAATGGGATTTATAACAAAGGCTCTTGAAATGCTTATTGGCAAAGAGGCAGCAGATAAGATTGAGGCTATGGACTTACCGCTTCCAGAATATAAGGAAATGTATAATGCAATAATGGGTGTTGCCACAGGCACATATGGAGAGGAGAATACACCCTCACAGTGAAATATATTATGACATATATGATGACTGGGAATTGATAGAGTCAAGCTTCCTGTCACAGTATGGCATACGATTGCGAACGGAAGATGATATGTCTTGGGCGGAATTTTGTTCTTTATTATCTGGAATAATGCCAGAGACACCGCTTGGCAGAGTGGTGAGCATAAGGGCAGAAAAAGATATGAAAGTCATAAGGAACTTTACTAAGGAACAGAAGAAGATACACAATGACTGGCTTCTGAAACGTAATAAGAGAGTGGTAGGAACACCACAGTATATAGAACATTGGACACGATTACAAAGAGATTTTAAGGCTGCTTACTCAAAGAAGTAGGCAGCTTTTTAATTGTGTCAGAAAGGAGGGCGAATGTCAGATACAGTAGGTCAGATAGCTCTGGAACTTGGAATAGATAGTTCACAGATAGTTAATCAGCTTACAGGAGCTTCTAATAAGGCAGCTAAGCAGGCAACAACTATCTTTTCTGGGTTTGGTAAGAAGATAGCAGCAGGATTAAGTATAGCAGCAGTTACTAAGTTCACGAAAGACTGCATAGAAGTAGGTTCCAATGTAACAGAAGTGCAGAATGTTGTTGATACAGCATTTAAGGATTTAAGCTGGCAGGCAGACCAGTGGGCTTCCAACGCTATGACTAACTTTGGCTTATCGGAATTATCGGCCAAGAAGTACATGGGTGTGTTTGGCCAGATGAGTAATGCTATGGGTATCACAGGTAAAGCGGCACTTAATATGGCTGAAAATGTTACAGGATTAACCGGTGATGTTGCATCATTTTACAATCTTGGAACGGACGAGGCATATACAAAGCTTAAGTCTATATGGACTGGAGAGACAGAGACACTTAAGGATTTAGGTGTAATAATGACTCAGACTAACTTAGACCAGTATGCTCTTAATAATGGTTTTGGTAAAACTACAGCCAAGATGACAGAGCAGGAAAAATTAATGCTGCGTTATCAGTACGTTACAAGTGCTTTATCTAATGCCACAGGAGATTTTGTTAAGACACAGGACTCCTGGGCGAACCAGACAAGAATACTTTCACTACGATTTGAGCAGTTAAAGGCCTCTCTTGGTAAAGGCTTCATAGCATTGTTTACACCTATATTAAGAGGTTTTAACAGCCTGCTGGCAGGATTACAGAAGGTTGCAGATGGATTTGCTAACTTTGTACAGTTGCTAACAGGGGCAGATATATCAGCCTCTATGGGTTCGATAAGTTCGGATATAGCAGGGATTGGAGCAGATGCAGGCAGTGCCGCAGACAATGTAAGCGATATTGGAAGTGCTGCTAAGAAGACAGCCAAAGATATAGAAAAATCACTTGCAGGTTTCGACCAGATAAATAAGCTGACAGAGCCAACAGATGATAGCAGTTGTTCATCAGGTACTGGCACAGCATCGGGTTCAGTATCCGGAATGGATACTAATGTATCTAATGAAATTGGAAAAGCGGGAGATGAACTTAACAAGTTCAAGCGGATAATAGAAGATATTGCTACAACATTCAAGGAAGGCTTAAAAAAAGGTTTAGGTACTGACTTTGAGAAAAGCATCAAGAGACAGCGAAAACTGCTTTTAAGCATTAAAGATAGTCTTATAGATATATTTACAGATAGAAATGTAGTTGCTTCTGCGAAGAATTACTTTGACAGCATAGTAATGAATGCGGGTAGAATAACAGGATCTTTTGTAAATATTGGTGCTTCAATAAGTGAGAATCTGTTAGGTGGAATAGATAAATATTTATCATCTAATAAGGATTTTATTAAGATAAGATTATCTGAAATGTTTGATGCGAGGGCTGTATTGTGGAATAAGATTGGTGATTTTTCAGAGTTCCTTTCACAAATATCTGAAATATTCAGAGGCGATGCAGCACAGGGAATATCTGCTGATTTGATAGCAATTTTTGTTAATCCATTTATCACAATAGTGTCCCTGTGTAACCAATTCGTGGCAGATTTGATTTCAACGCTTGTAGACCCGATTGTAGAAAATACAGATAAAATCAAGCAGGCATTTGAATCAACGTTGGAACCTATTAGGAATGTACTAGATGAGATAACGGCTGTAATTGAAGAAACCTGTAATAAAGCTGTACAGATGTATGATGAGCATATCTCACCATTATTTGACACTGTAAAAATAGGTCTTAGTGATACATTTGGCAAGCTGTTAGATGTATATAATACATATTTCGTTCCAGTACTTAACAACATAGCTGACAAACTGAAAGAAATATGGAGCTCACACATTGAACCTTTGATGACAAAGGTAATTGACATTATAGGCCACGTTGCAGATGTTATTAAAGCATTGTGGGAAAACATATTAAAACCGGTTATCGACTGGATAATAACCAATGTTATTCCAAAATTAGCACCTGTAATGGACTGGATATCAGATATTGCAACGGAAAAGTTTGGAAATGTAATGGATATTATCAAGGATGTATTATCAGTCTTTGATGATGTATTGGTATTCGTGAAAGATGTCTTTAGCGGCAACTGGTCGGATGCGTGGAATGATATTGTTAATACATTTGGCGATATATTCTCAATGATAGCAGATATAGCCAAAGGACCTATTAATATGGTAATCGGACTTATAAATGGTATGCTTGACGGATTAGAAAGTGGTATTAACTGGATGGTTCGTAAGGTAAATAGTTTGAGTTTTGATGTGCCTGACTGGGTACCGGTTATAGGTGGTGACCATTTCGGGTTTGATTTACCGGAAGTTGGTTTTGGCAGCATTCCATACCTTGCACAAGGTGGATATGTAAAGCCAAACACACCACAGCTTGCAATGATTGGTGATAATAAACACCAGGGAGAAGTTGTAGCACCAGAGGATAAGCTTATCGATATGGCACAGAAGGCAGCAGCTATGGCATCCAGTGCTGAACTGTTAGCCGAAGCTATAAGTATTCTTAAGCAGATTCTTAAGATACTGGAAACATTAGATCTTGATATACAGCTAGATGGAAAGAGTCTTAAGAAGTATGTAGTTGATAAGATAAACGAACATACAAAGCAGACAGGAAAATGTGAGATTATACATTAAGGATGTGATGAATTGATACTAAGATGCGACAATCAGGAGCTTCCGGCTCCTGTGTCCATCAAAGTGGATGATGAGATAATATGGTCTTCTTCAACAGGACGAGCACTTGACGGAACAATGTTAGGTGATGTAGTTGCTGAAAAGAAGACCTTATCTATATCCTGGGGAGTTCTTCAGGAAGATGAGCTGATTCTTATTAAGAGTAAGCTTGTTGCCGGATTCTTCCCAATAACATTTCATGATGATGGACAGGATATAACAATAACAAGTTACAGAGGTACACTAAGCAAGGAAGTAATTGGGGAGCTTGATGATGGTATTTTCTATTACAGAAGTGCAAGTGTGTCTATTATTCAACAATAAAGGAGATTTATAATATGAAATTTACAATCAAACAGATTGACAGATGTGCAGCAGAATTACAGAAGTTACAGAATTCAAAGAGACATTGGCCAGTTAAGGTTAATTATGCAATTGCTAAAAATCTTAAAGCATTATTGGCAGAATTAGAGGTATATAACGCTGAAAGAACACGAGTATTAAAGGAAAATGCTTTAAAGGATGAAAATGGGAATGCAGTCGTAGAAGATGGCTCTTACAAGTTTGCAGAAGATAAGGAGCAGGAGGTAATTAAAGAAATTGATGATATGTATAACATTGAAACAGAACTTGATGTGTATATGATTAAGCTGGAAGATGTTAATGAGTGCGATTCAGAAGGATATGACGGAACTACATTAGAAGATATTACTGCAATAGAGTTTATGATACAGGAGTAAGTGTATGTATAACAATGTAACGGAAGCTTTTAAAGAAACAATAAGAAGTCCATCGAGGACTTTTGAAGCCAGATTAAGAATTAATGGAAAATGGTATAATTCCCGATTTAAAAAATTGGGCTATGAGACGTCCAGCACAGCAGATGAAGCATTACAGCTAGGGTCGGCGGTATCTGCTAAGATAGAGATTACTCTTAAGAAGATAGATGAATTATTTGAAAACACAGAGATACCAGTAGAGATAGGTTTAAAGCTGCCAAGTGGAAAGTATGAATATATTCCACTTGGCTTTTTTACAGCAGAGCACCCACAAAGTGATCAGGCAACAACGACATTTACAGCATATGACAGAATGATGAAGACTACAGGGCTGTATATATCTAATCTGACATATCCAGCAAGTGCTGCTTCGGTTTTAAGTGAGATAAGTACAAGCTGTGGTGTTCCAGCAGACGTAAGTGGTCTGGATTACATAATGATACAGACTAAACCAGTTGGATATACATACAGAGAGGTGATAGGCTATATAGCTGGATTAGCTGGTGGATTTGCATGTGTGGACAGAGCCGGAACTATTGTTATTAAGTGGTATAAAGAATGTGAGTATTCTATAGATAAAACAAGAATTATGTCGTTTGAGCATAATGAAAGCAACTTTCATCTAGACTATGTTAACTGTAATGTGGATAGCCAGACTGAATTAACGCAGGGCGGTGGACAACTGGGAATAACCTTTTCCAACCCATTTATGACGTCAGACAGATTAAGTTATATATATCAGAGCATTAAAGGATTTACTTATAGAGGAGCTTCGTTAAAGACACTTGGAGATATACGCCTGGATCCGTGGGATATCATAACTGTCAATGATGGTACTGGTGAATATAAAATGCCGGTTATGAATTTGGTACAGGAATATGATGGCGGTATGGCTATGACTGTTACATCTTATGGGAAGACGGAAACTGAGACTGAAACAGATTTTAAAGGTCCGACAACACAGCAGAACGAAAGAATATATTCTGATTTGATATTAGCAAAGGAATTAATAGCAAAGAAGGTTGATGCCGACTGGGTTAAGGCTAATACAGTTACGGCAGAAAAAATCACCGCTGTAAATGCAGAGATAATTGATATAAAGACTAATTATCTAAAAGCCGAGGATGCAGATTTGAAGTATGCTAACATAAAGCTTAGTAATATCGAGGCCGGCTCTATAAAGACAGCAATGATAGACAAAGGCGCGGTTGGTACAGCTCAGATTGCAGACGGAAGCATAACAGATGCAAAGATAGTAGATTTAACTGCTAATAAAATAACAAGTGGAACTATAGATGCCGCTAACATCGAGGTAATCAATCTTAAGGCTGCCAATATCACGGTAGGAACAATTAATGGTAAGCAGATAGCTGAAGGAGCAATAGATACATCTAAGTTTGGAACAGATGTCACAGACTGGATGAATACAACAGACAAAGATATAGAAAATGCAGCACAAAAGGCGGATACAGCTAATACAAATGCGGCGGGTGCATTAAGCGCGGCGGAAGCGGCTAAAATTTTATCAGCGGCGGCTTCTAAGACCGCGGAAGGAGCACAGCTTACAGCAGATGGCAAGAATACAGTATTTTATCAGACAACAGCACCATTGGCGGAGAATAGAAAAACTAATGATATATGGTTTAATACAGCAGATTCAAATAAGATGTATTACTTTAATGGTACAGGCTGGGTATTACGTCAATTTGGAACAAATGCCATTGCGAATGCCTCTATAACCAATGCCTTAATAGCAGATGCAACAATACAGAATGCCAAGATTGCCAATATAGATGCAGGAAAGATTACAAGTGGATATATATCTGCTGACAGATTGGCAGCGGGCTCAGTTACAATAGGGAAATTAGATTCCACTACGCAGAATGATATAGCCTCCGCCAAGAAAAGATATCAGATAACTGTAGATTTAAGAGATGCAAAATATAACACGGATACATATTATCCAGTATTAATAAGTCCCTCTATACCATATAACGGTTTACATAACTATGAATGTAATGTTCAGCTTAATAGCGGTTCTAAACCTGTATGGTCTACGCATAATCAAGGTTTTACTTGCAATCTTATTTTAAGAGTATTAGCAGGTGGCTGGGGAACAACGGATGCCGCTGGCTATTTAGAGGAGAATAATTATCGTTTTTGTAATAAAATGCCTGCGTTTGTAGGGCAGGTACAACAACATAGCCAGATATACTTTATGTTGCGTGGTGGGGCACGATATTACATTTATACACCTAATAAAAGTGACGTAACAATATATACTGTTAAAACTAATATAGCAAGAAATACGTCATATACAGTGTATCTTGAACCTACCCAATCGCCAAAGAATGATTATGCGGAGGCTAAAGGATCTACAATTGCAAGCTGGTGTGCTGCAAATAATAAGACCCTTATTAATGGTGGAAAGATATATACAGGCAGTGTTACGGCAACACAGATATCGGTCAATGCAATAACAACAGAAAAGATAGCGGCAAATGCAGTTAATGCAGATAAAATAGCAGCAAGTGCTATAACTTCGGCAAAAATAGCCGCAAATGCAGTAACCTCGGATAAGATTGTTGCCAATGCAGTTACAGCCGCAAAGATAGCTTCCAAGACAATAACAGCTAATCAGATAGCTGCTAATTCAGTTACAGCCGCAGAGTTAAGTGTATCTACATTGTCTGCAATATCCGCAAACCTGGGAACAGTTACAGCCGGAGTGCTTAAAAGTACCAATTATGTTGCTAATAGTACAGGAAGTACATTTAATCTGAATAATGGTTATTTGGAAATAAATAATGGAAGTGTAAATTTAAAAAATTCGGTTGCATCAACAAAAATAAATGCATCTGGTTTTATAACTTCTCAATTTTTAGGGCATACGTTAGACTGCACAGGAACCATTTTTAATGGAGTTACAATATATAAAACAAATAATAAAAGTGACTATAAAATAATGCTTGGTAATGAGGCAATTTCGATATTTAAAGAAGAATCTGAAATTATTTCAGGAAAAAATGGTGCCAAATATTATAAAGATGGATTTGATTATTATAGAAATAGTAAATTAGTTACAAGAGCAGGATTTGAGGACAATGGCGGCGCTTTCTGGTTAGCTAATAGCCAAGGTGCTAATACAATTGGTTTGATAGGAAGTCAAGGTTTAATCTATGGTAGAAAAATAAGTGCTGATTATGGGATTCCGTTTGTTCAATGGGGAACTAACTGGAATTTTGGTAGTGGATCCTGGAAAGAATATATTATTACATTTCAAAAATCATATGCTGCACCACCATTAATTTCAGTTATGCCTACGACATTATTCTCTAATGAAAATATTTGTTTGACTGAAGTTACAGAAACTTATTTTAAGTATTCGGTGTATGAACCAACAACATCATTTGCATATGGAACCAGATGGATGGCAATAGGTGTTAATAATGGATAAAATCCACAGAAGTGGTAGAAAGAGGTAAAAATGTTAAATGTAAACAAATCTATAACATTAAATGGAACAAGCAGTGTAGAGGAGAATGGTGCAGTTACAGATATTATGTATATGAATGCTACAATCTCCGCCAATGGAGGGTTGTCTATAAATCGTAACATAGCTAATGCCCAGGCATATATAGCAAATAAGGCAACATATACGAAAGATGTAACGGAATTTGAAAATAAATTAAATGAGCTGGTAACAGAATTTAGTAAATAAAGGAGAGTAATAGAGATGATTAGAGCACCCAATAAGTAAAATTAAAGTAAATATATATAAATCAGGAGGAAACAAATGGAAAGAGCAAAAACAATTATAGTGGCAATATGGAGCATAATAATGAGTGCGTTAGGTATACTGGCAATACCAGTTATGTTATTGATAACCTGCAATGTAATAGATTATATAACAGGTCTTATAGCATCTAAATTTAGAAATCAGGAAATAGACAGCTATAAAGGAATAAGAGGCATAGCAAAGAAAATATGTATGTGGCTTTTAGTAGGAGTTGGTGTAATAGTTGACCAGCTCCTTTCTTATTCAGCGGATGTTGTTGGAATAACATTGCCATTTACATTTTTAGTTGCTTGCATAGTGGCAATATGGCTGATTTGCAATGAAATTATATCTATATTAGAAAACATCAATGATATAGGTGTTACACTTCCACCATTTTTACAGCCTATTGTAAGCAATCTTAAGAGTCAGGTGGAAAAGAAAGCAGAATTAGAAAATATTAAAGATAAAAATGAAAGCGAGGAATAGTTATGAAAAGAGGAATAGACATAAGCAGATATCAGGGAAATCTTGATTTTGATTACATTAAGGAGAATTTTGATTTTGTTATAATCCGTTGTGCCTATGGCAGTGACTTAAGCGAGGATGACAGCGAGTGCAGACAGTGTGATTCTATGGCACAGACATATATAGATGAATGCAAGAAGAGAGGTATTCCGTATGGACTTTATCTATATCAGTATGCTGGCAACAATGATGAATCGTTAAGCGAAGCTGCACATATCAGGGAATGGTATAATAAATGTAATCCAACAATGGGATTGTATCTTGATATCGAGGATGCAGACCGATACAAGGCTGAAAATGGCATTGATTATCATTATACACAGGAGCTTGCACTTGTATGGCTTGATGCATTATCAGACATAACTGCAAAGGGTATCTATGCAAGCCATAGTTGGTTAAATGATTATATGAACGTAGATGAACTTATAGAACACGGTGCTCTTATCTGGGAAGCTCATTGGGATGATAATGGTGAGATCTGTGAAGATAAATTTGCTATGTCCCAGGAGACTAGTGACTATTATTTAAACGATGGTACAAGAGTAGATTATGACATTATGCGTGACGAGTTATTTGACAGACTTATACAGGCTAATGAGTATGATCACAGGAATGATAATTTTGATTCAGATGATAATATCAGTGCTGATGAGACAGATACAGAGCATTTACAGTATCAGATAGGAGATTATGTTGAGTATAATGCAATATATGCTTCATCAACATCAGAATCAGGACTTACACCATCACAGGGATTTAATAGTGGAACAATCACAAGGGTTATTCCTTGGGCGGCCAATCCTTACTTAATCAATGATGGAACAGGTTGGGTCAACGATGGTTGTATTATATCAAGCGACAATTCGAATGTTGAAGGCTGTGATAATACAGATATAAAAGTTGGCGATAAAGTAAGAGTTATTCTTAATGTCGATTATGACACTGACCGAGCATTTAACCTTTACTATGATGAATATGATGTTATTCAGATTAATGGTGATCGAGCAGTAATTGGTATTGGCAATACAGTAACAAGTGCAATAGATGTACATAATATCGAAAGAATATAA